GTAACAACAGAATACCCCAGCGGGTCTTTGTCGATCATTTTCGTCACTCCAACGCTTGCGCTAATTAACCTGCAGACGACTCTGGAACCACTTGCAGATACAAAGGATGTGCTGGCTCATCGGCATTCACCGCTGAAACTGCATCCCAAAAAATACCGTTGGGGTAAATTTCTGTGCCGATCAGTTTAATGAGTTGGCGACCTGCGCCGCACGGCGCGTCGATTAATTCAAAATCCACACCGTTATGAATTGACAACCCAGAATAGTGAACACCGTTAAAAAGAAAAGGGACTGTGATATTGATTGCGTTCATTTTGTTTTTACCTCTGTTAAAAATTAAGTTGTCTACACTGTAGTTCCGATCAGCTTAAACTCATCTAAATTAGTCCTTTTTATTTTCACAAAATCTCCCTGCGCTAAAATCAAACTTCCGCCCTTTGGCGGAATGATCGTCACGCCGCTGTCCGCAACAATCGTCAAACCACCTGCACCACGCGCCTCGATCCGATACTCAGCGTTGTCTGGTATTGCAGCAGTTGCGTTCGGTTGGACAGTTAGAGTTACAGCGCCAGCGTCGGAAAAATAATTGTAAGTTCCGTTGATTAAATCAGCTAGGTTGTATGTCGTTGAATTTTGTTCAAATACACGCGAGTTTGCTGCTCCGTCCGGCAAACTCGAAATACCGAAAGTCCCATCGTGACTTGTGAACGCATCGAATGACCCTTCAGCGACCGCGCCAAAAACATGTCCGTCAATCGTTATATCGTATGCTGAATATGCCGTAACTATTTTTTTAATGCCCTGTGTCAAAGTGTTATAGACCGGCGTAACCGTACAATCAGAAGTGCCACCATAAAAAATCCACACTGCGGCAGCACTTTCTTCGGCTGTCATTGTGTAAGTCGAACCTGCGCCGGTGTCGATAGTTGCAATATCACGCGCCGCCAATGTTTGTCCTTGCAGTTTCCAAATCGCGTCTGTGAGTTTGTCGTTTTTTTCTACCGCTAAATTTGTCATAATTTATGCCCCCGATGGGTAAGAAAAGCTGCCAGCGCATATACCGTTATCGCGCCAAGTCGACATGTCGGTACTTCCATCGCCATCAATTATTTTTAACAAAATACGATCCTGTGCTGGTGACGGATCGAGATAGGATATATTCTGATATTGCACGATACAATATCCTTTTGTAGGTGATGGTAAAGTGGCTGGGTTGTATATTGTTGCAGCACCTGTGATCGCGTATTGCTCGCCAGCTATCGATGGATCTTCACCAAGAAGTCGCCTATCTGGTGCTACCGGCAATCCGTCAATTCTGAATGTTTTTGTGGGGGGCAAAACGCCAACATCATCGGTAACAAATATGCGGAAGTAGCAAGTAACAATGCCGTTATTTATTTGATACTTCGCTTCTTTGTCTAAGACAAGACCCGCTTCTGTCGATAGCGTAAAGCCTGTCCAATCAAGCAGATCACTCGATACAACATCTCCACTCGATGCATTGTAACAGTGGATAACCTCTGGCTGTTTTGCCGTGTTTATTTGTCTGACCATTGTCTTTCCAGTGCGAGGCTCCAGACGCAAATGAGAAAGTCTGTTGTTCTTCGCGTCAGCACCATCGGACAGCACCACCGCACCGTTAACATTATCAGCAGACGCAGAGTTGTCCCATGTGCCTAAGTGGAACTCATTGAACTGCGATACTCCAGTAAACCTCAGCGCGTTGATTGCGCTGGATTTTATATTTACATTTGACGCGCGGATATTCGTTGAAGCATGGACAGTAAAATAATCTGAAAGCGGCAGAAAAATGTCATCAAGCTTAACATCGACAGTCCCAGATATTTTTGCGCCGCACACCCGCGAATTGCCAGAATAATTCAGCCCGTCGATAGTCGACCTTGAGTGATTGTATAAATTGAATACATTCGTTTTAGCATTTATTACCGTTGTGTTAGATGCAACTGCATCACTCATTGCATCACCTATGCTCAACCCATCACCATCAGCCGATGCAAACAATCCAGTGTTTTCTATTGAATTCATATCTAACTTCAGACCCGAACACACCGACCCTGAAAACAAAACTCCTTTTGCCCCAACATTTCTTACAACATTATCAATAAAGAAAAAGCTGTCAATTGTTGTTGTCCCGTTTACAACAAACCCACCTGCGTTACATACAGGAGCCTCAAACTGACACCATGTAATGACAGAATTCGTCAGCTCTGCTTCATCGCCGCAAACAACGCCGTCTGCAGCAGCAACGAGTGCAGAGTCCGATACGAAAGTGATGCCGCAAATCTTGGAATTAACCATGCGAACAAGATCAAACATTTTCGACAGGCTCGATGATCTGATAATTGTTTGACCGCGAACGCCGCAAATCTCCATGTTCTCAATGTCGATCGTAACCATCGACTCAAGATTATAGATTCCTGCAGGAACGAAAACCTTGCCATCCGTGCTGGAAAAAATATCCGTCAGCGCAGAGAAGTTGTCTGTTACACCATCTCCAACAGCACCGAAATCATCCACAGCATTCTCTGTTCCATCGCCTCCCTGACTGCCACCCTCAGCAGAGTTGCGCAGATTGTAGACAATCTCGCCTCGACTATTCCTCACCGTCATTGAGTACGATGACGCAGCAAACAGAGCGCACGGCGATCCATTGCGCGACAAATACCCGCCAATCGTGCCAACCGGCTGTGCAATAGGCTGCATTCCTGTTTTGTCGGTGAAAACCTGCACAGGATACAGCTCTGGGTTTTTGTTCGCCTCGCCGATGTAAATAGCGCCACCTTCAAGCGGTGATCCGTCTAAATCAAAGTAGACTTCAAAAGGTTGCTGTATCGCTCTCATTTATTCGCTCTCTCTTTGTTCGGCTGCAATAGTCTGCAATATACCAGACAACAAATTTTGTCTTTCGCTGAAATCACGGGCGTTCATTTGTTTTGCTAGTATAGCAAATTTCTTAGAAGCCGCCACTTTGTTGATAGCCGTCTTTTCTGCATTGCTGCCAGCCTGTTTGCTGGCAAGATTTGCGAACTCATCGCTACTCAAAAACTTAGTTACAGCAAGCAGCCTATCCTCTGGAGTTTTGGCCACGGCTTGAATGATTGTAGAAGGCGACACCATGCCAACAGAAGCCGCGCCTGCTGTTTTTGCGGCAATCTGACCAGCATTAGATTCTGCCAATTTTTGCAAAAGCGAGCCATCGGATAGCGCTTTAATCAACGGCTGATTAGCCTTGCCAGTCTTGCTAATAAGCTGCTCGGCTGCACTCACGCGCTTCGATATGACATACATATCGCGCAGAATGTTTTGCTCAGCAGGTGATAGGTGTTGCGAAATTGACTTATACACCTCGGAGTTTTTGCGTAAACCTTGGTAAATATCAGCAAACGCTTTTGTGTTGAAATGCCCGCTTTTCGTTGTCGACAGCGAAAGAATGCCGGACATTAGCACTTCTCGCTTGTTTTCGGCAGGAACCACGCGCATCAACTTGTTTATCGCCTTTATATCGCCAGCACTTGCGCCTGTTTTTAATGCGGTTCTTATCGCCGTGGCAACACTGCCTTCACCTTCCTTACTAAACCCTTCAATTATTCGCTTCTCAATTCGTGCAGAATTGGCGCTTAACTTGTTCGCCGCAAGCAGTTTATTTGCCGCCTCTTCGCCGCCATGTTGCAGGATGGTGTTGTATTTATCTTGCGCCATCGCACCATACATGCGTTTAAGCATTCCCAATTCAGACCTACCGCCCTGCATGTATGCGCTGTCTTTCCCAGCCAATGCTGCACCTATTTCTTCGCGCTGACGGTTCATCGCGGCAATAGTTGTATTTTCATCGCGCACCAATTCCAGCAGCTTTCTCTCGCCACTGCTAAGATTTGCTTCACCAACCTCTGCCAGCGTTTCTTCAATTAGCTTTTTCGTTTCTGTCACATCGGCTACGCTGGAACGAGGAACAGCCTCATCGACTTCTTTGTATAATTTTCCCGCTTCGGAGCGCGCTGTCTTTGTTTGAACATCGAGAGAATCTTTTACTTTCTTCGATACCAATGACATATCATCGTTCGCATCAAGTTTTTTTAATGTGTTCTCCATTTTTTCATTTGTCGCCTTCATGGTAGCAAACCACGCCTGCGAGTCTTGACTTGTTTGTATCCCACGACCAGCCGCAGCAGCTTCGGCAAGCTGCCTAGAATCAGCAAGAATATCCGTGGGTAAATCAAGACCAAGCGCTTTTGCGGCATTAGCGGCGTCTGTATTGACGGCAACAATATCTGCCAGCTTTTCCTTCGCGGCGGTCGATCCGATAGAGTTTGACTGCGCCTTTTTCACAAGCCCAGCAAAATCCACATCAGGAACTTCTACCGCGTTAACTATTTCGTCCATTGATTTAATTGGAACATCAACAGCAGTAGCTACACCGCCAGCATCCAATTCCTTGGCGACAGGCACTACCACATCACCAACATTCTGCGCGGCTTTTTTAGGCAAAACTTTTGATGCAAGCGACCTTACAGCAGGCGCTGCCGCTTTTATTGGCGCTTCAATAGCCGGAACAGACAGACCCGCAAGCGCAACTTCCTCCGCATCAAAATCACCGCCAGCCGCCGCCTCACCCGTCTCAATAGCGCCCTGTACGCCTGCCGACAACAATGCTCTGCCTGCAATAGTTTCGGGTGCGCCGGCGGTGTAAGCAAGCGTTTGTCCAACAGCTCTAGGAATATCGGATGCTCTGAATCCGGGCTTAAATGCGTACTGCTTGCCATCTGTCGGCGAAGTGAAAAGATAATTGCCTTTCGCGTCTTGCGAAATCTGCATATCAGGATAGACATTCTTGAGGATCTTTGCGGTTTCTTCCCCGCCTGTAAAGGCAGTCATCCCAAGCGCTGGGATGTTTTTTATCTTCTCTAATACACTTTCGTTGCCGCCGAATTGCATCTCCGGCATATCCGTCCAATCTGGCAGCGCCTCTGTGCTTTCTACCATTCGATCATCGCCGGCTACAGCGTTCACAGCGGCATCTTTTGCTTTCGCTACAATACCGCGCGTGTCAACTTCTGGTGCCTTGCCTATGTCAGCGAATGACACTTCGCCTTCAGCCGCAGGCTTGCTTTCAGCTTCTGATACCTGAGCCAACAGCGCATCAAGATCGTAACCATCGCCTTGCTCTTTCTGCTCTGGCGTGACAGTCTGCGCTTCTGCCTTTTGGCTTGTCCCAACGGCATCGACCTGTGCTAGTAATGCATCAAGATCGTAACCATCGCTTCCAGATTGCGCCGGAGCTTCAGCAGCGGGCGCTGCGCCGCTATTGATCCCAGACATTACACGCGCACGATAGGCGCGATTAACAGGACCCCACGCCTTGCGATTTGTACCGCCGTGGTATTCACCAATCGCCTGCTCTAAGTCGCCCTTATTGCGCTGTAGCGATTCTTTCATCAGCAAGCCAGCGGCTTCTGATGCATTCTCAGGGCTTAAATACGGATCAACGCCGTATTTTTTAATGATCAGCTTTCGTGTGGTAGGCGTGAATTGATAAGGAGTCCTTGCCCCAACAGAACTGACCTGATCAGCGTTTGACTTTTCGCCGAACAACCGCAACCCAGACACTGACCCATACGGCAGTCCTAGACGCTGCTCTGTTGCAGCATCTAAATCATTGTATGCCTGATCCTTATAGCTTGTTGGAAAGCCCTTCATTGCGCTGAACCCAGAAGAGCATTAACAACCTGCGCTTGCGTCAAATCGGGGCGCTTCATCATCACAGCGTTCACCATGCCCTGCGTGACAGCCTCGCCCGTTTTTTGATTCTTGCCTAAATAGCGCCCGCCGGATGCTGGCAGATCACCGGACGCAAGAATATCCTGACGGCGTCTTAACATTATGCCGCGAATAACATCGAGGTTTTTCTTTAAATCCGCAACGCTTTGCGCCGATGTTGCGGCCGCCACACTTTCTTCTAATTTCTTCGCCTCGCCTTCTGTCAGCGCCCCAAAAGTTGCACCGCCTTCTTTCGCGGCCGTCAAATTAGACAAGAATTGTTGCGACCGAACAGTATCAAGTATCGCTTTTGCTCCAGCACCCTCACTACTGCTTAGGTAGCCTTCTAACGATGCGCCTGTGCCAGCCGCTTTAGAAAAGCCGCCGTGAGAATACAGTCTGTCGATGGTATCAATCGAATCTTGAACGCCATCAATCTTTCCTTGCGCTTGTGAAAATGCTGTCTTTCTTTTGTTCGATAACTCAGCTTCGCCTTTCGATATTTCATTCTTCAACTTTTGACGCTCTATCTCGTTTTTCTCGCCTTCCAGTGCGAGTTTTTTAGCGTCAATACTGCGCTGCAAAACCTTACTTTTCGTTTCTTCTTTTTTACTCTCGATATCTGTCAGTCCGGATTCATAAGCTAGAGCGCCTTTTGCTTCCGCCTCTGCGCCTTTCCCTGCCGCTTCCTGCGTGGTGTACGGCATCAACTCCACCTTCTGCTGCGCCTCAACAACCTTCGGAAACATATCAGCGAACTTGTCGCCGTACACTGCCGACATTGCGATGCCGGAAGTATTCTTAAGGTAATTCGGATCTGCCTGCTGTCCTGCCAGCATTGCGCCATATCGCATCACGCCCTGCTCATCACCAGAGCTTTGAGCAACATCATAGAGTCGCTGCGTAAGTGTAGTGGCAATGTCTGGGCGCCCGTTTTGTGCGGCTGCGTAAATCTGAGACATATCGGACATCATCGACTGCTGCTGTGCTGTATTCAGCGTCGATAGCGAATCCTTAATGTTCCCCGCCATAGAAGGATAACGCATCATAAGACCGACATAATCCTTTGCGGTTGCCGCTGGATTTTGCGAGACAGAATTTATATCCCGCATCATCGCCGCTTGTGCTTGCTGCGCCGCTACTTGATCCTTGATTGCCTGATCCTGCATTGCGCGCTGGCGACCAATATCAAATCCTTGGTTGTAGCGCATCGCCACATCCGGCGCGTCGATTAAAAAAGGATTGCTTGCCATTATGGAATCCCCGCACCAAGATTTGTATAACTGCCGTCAACATTTGTTCGCGGCGCATAGTTATTCGTCACACCAGAGCCTGATCCACCACCAAGCAACCCCTCTGTGCTGCTCCCGCCTTTGTACTGCCCAATCGCGCCAGCAAGACCACCAATTAAATTGGTCAAGTTTGTCCCTTGTGCAATCGCACCCTGAGCGGCAATGTTGCCTATGTTGCCCATGATGTTTGCGATATTGCTCTGATATCCCTGCGTTGCGACCCCTGTATTTACAGCCGCATTCTGACCCGCTGCCGATAATCCAGCCAGTTTCCCGTACTGATTCTCGATTGTCTGCGTTAGCATTTGCGGCCGAAATTGAGCCAAAGCCGCAGCCGTATTCCCGCCCCTCAGCCCGCCAGTAGCTGACGCATTCTGCAACAACGCTTCCTCACCTGCTTTAACTTGCGAAGTGAAATATGGCGATGCTTCCAGCGCATCAATAGCGGTCTGCTGCGGTTTTGTGCCGTTAAGCCCAAGCAAATCAAGCTGTGCATTCAATCCAGCAACCCCAGCTTTTCGGTACGGCTTCAGCATATTCATCATTTGCTGCATTGCCATTTGTTGCTGCGCTAACGCATCTTCTTGTGCGCCTTGCGCCGCGCCTTGCGCGCTTTGTGTTGAGGCGTAGCCAATCCCTGCCGCCAATACTGTTCCACCTGCTGCCCAAACCGACATATCAACCTCCCACGCTCTCTAATTTCGGCATCTCATCGTAGCTGTCCGCGTACAGCTTACGCTCCAAATAATCCAAGTCGTCTATCACTTCATCGCATCCGGTCGGGTGTATTGTTGTCCAGATCGTGTCGGTCTCAGGAAACACCACGCGCTTTGTGCCAGCTTTCGAGACAAAAAACACAGGGAACTCTGTCGCATCGTAAATGCAGTAGCCGTCCTCAGTTTGTACGCGGATTCTGCCTTTATGAATGATATTTAGGTGCGAAAATTTATGGATCTTCCCAACAATCAAACTACCAGCAGGCATTGCCAGAGTGCGCGCATACACGCCTTTAGCGTAATGATTAAACAACTCTGACGAATCGCGCTGCAATACATTGTCCGCAACAGCAGCCGTTAGCGCTTGCTGCAAGTCGAAAACCTGATCACGAAACGCAGCAACTTTCAGCGCGGCAATTTCTTTTTCTGTTAAATTAGCTAAATCCATATTTTTAACTCTGCAAAAAGCCGTCTAGGTTGGTTGCTGTGATACTTGAAGCTGCGCCGGCCTGTGCCCGTAAAGTATACCCTGCTGACATAGTTGGAACATCAACATCAAGATACTCATTCGCTGATATGCTGGTAACTGGCAAGCACACATTGCTTTCTGACGCAGAACCAGACGGCGGAACTGACCATGCTTTTATAGTCACGGCTCCAGCGGTCGTATTAGAAAAGCGCACCCTGCCATTGCGAAGGATTGTGCTGCTTGGTGTAGTTGGAACCGTGTACAACACTTCTACCGCTGCGTCATTAACTACATTCGGAGCAAATAATTGTAGGAATGTGATCGCCATTTATATCCCCAAATAATGTTTTATCAAATCAACATCTGCACGCAGTTTATCAATGCTATGCCGCCGTGTCGTTAGCTCGGAAAGCAGAAGATCAAACGAGTTTTTTATGTCTCTCGCCTGTCCTGCAGCCCTAGAATACAGAGCCAGAATCTCGGATTCTAGCGCCTCATTTGTATCAACTTGCGCGATGTTTACCGTATCAAATAGTTCTTCAAACGCAATAATAGCTTCCATCGTTGGCAGGAATCTTGCCAGCGTTTCGCGATTAAGCGATAAAGAAGAATTAGACATACAGAGCCTCCACCTCAACATCTAAACAATGCACCGTAAGGTTTGCATCGCTGCTGCCGAAAAACCTCTGCACACGCACCTGCCTAATCATGCCTTGCAGAAGCCACATGATCCTTTTGCGCGTAGATCCAAACCTTCCAGCGTTCGCATACGCTGGCTGGCTCCAGCTTATCCCGTCATCGGAATATTGCGTGTAGATTGTGTTGTCTTTGTGATAATTTCCTGCACCGTTTTGTGCGATCAATTCCAGCTTATGTATCAGCCCATTGTGCGCTTCAAGGTATAGCATCTGCGTTGAGAATGACCACCCAAACACTTCACCCCATTGAGTGGGTTTATCAGTAAGAACGCCTAGCTTGGAATCTTTCGGATCGCCAACCCACCACTTTCCATAGCATCGCACATGGTTTCTTGCGCGATAAATCCCCGCGCCATTGACACCGCTAGACAAAACAAACCACGCCGGATAGCCAAGTATTTGTGTTGCCGCAATGTCATAGCAGAAAGTTTTATCCGGCAGGTGGACCATGAAAAACAATTCACCATCTTTTTGGAACGATTCAACTAGCACATTTTTCAGCACAGTAGGCGGGTATGCGTTTAGCTCTCTGTCTATATCTTGTGAGCTGATTTTTTGATTGCCGCCATCGCCCACAGCATACACGCCAATATCCTCATTGCGGCCACTGCCAACCATGAAGATAACATTGTTGTACACGCAGGCAGCACGATTTCCAACACAACCGCGCGCCGAAGTTGCACCGCGCACCACCTGAAAAGGAAAGTTTGAGCCGCCAATGTTGCGGAAAACCTCAGTCGAATAACGACCTATTGCATACATTTGTCCGTTCAGCCTGATTATTCTCTGAATAGGATCAGGATCGCTTTCAGCGCTGCCATATTTTAGTGGGTTCACGCTCATAGGGTCATTTAATTCAGTGACCACAATGAACTCACCATCGGTGGTCATAAAGTAACCATCTACCCACTCAACATCATTCACCTCCCCTAAATCTGGATCGGTTACCTGCTCGAATGTTGAGCCGTCCCAATAGTACAGACGATCGCCGGAATTGATTGCGAGACGATCAAATGAGTATGTCATCTTTACATTGCCGCCAGAGCCTACATCGCCCAATACATCTACGCCGCCAATGTCAGAGACTTTAACCAACTTTGTCCCGAACACGCGATACAGCGTGTCGTTCCAATTGATCCCGCCGCGATCAAACCCAAGCGTGTCGGTTATCTTGTCTATCCCATACCACTGCTGCAAATAGCTGTCATTCACACCTGTTGGCATAGGCACTGGGCGCATATTCACCGGATAACTGGCTCTGACATTGCCAGTCTTGTCCGCGTAAATACCTGACAGGATAGGTACCTTCATTCACTCACTCCGGCTATGGCGATGGCGATGGCGATGGCGATGGGAATGGATTTTCTGGCATGAACATTTCAGCAGCAGTGCTAACCAGATACCACTTCTGCTCCACCGCCGTATATTTAATCGTGAACCTGTGATCGTTCTGCAATTCAACGGGAATCATTGAATCAAATGTGGCGTCAGTCGATAGCCATGTTGTTGTTGTAATGCCTGTGCCGATAACCGAAACTCGAACCTCTGTGCCTTCTGCTAAGTCAGTCACAGATGGCAAACGCAGTTCAAGCGTTCCACCTCCAGCAATCGCAAGAACCAGCCAAAAGCCCGTTTCCGCATCGGAATAATCAAGCTCGTTCGCTGGCTGAACTGCCAGCCCAAACCGCGTTTGTGCTGCCTGTGGGCTCTGCGCGTTCAATTCCGCAACAAGCGCAGCAATCTCCGACATGGAAGTTTTTGCGGCATCGCCATTAGCGGAACTGAAAAACGGCAATAAATCCCCCGCCTTTAATTTTCTTGTCGGTAGCTGGTTAATTTGTGGCATTAGCTGAAATCCTCACCGCTTGCGTTTTCATTTCCTGCATATTCAATATAGCCGTCAAGCCCTGATTGCAGATCATCAATAGCTCGCTCAATGAACGGGCTAGTAGGACATTTTGCACCTGCACCCGCAGGCAATCTCCCTATCGCCATCTCACGCACACCAACCGACTTGGTCAGCATCGCGTTATAGGCAACCTTCGCATCAACTCGAAGATCACCTGCAATCTGTTTGCCGTGAACCGGCGCAATTTTAAGCGCAAGGTTTTTATATACCGCCTCGTTCGCGTAATCCGGCACATTAGTATCTGCTGTTAAATCTGTGAACTTTGGATTTTCTGGAATTGGATAACCAAGACGAATGCCGCGCGCATTCCAACTCGCCATCATCGAATCAAGCCGCTTGACGGCAATCTGCAATTGCTCAGGCTGCAAATTAAAAACATAGCCAGCAAGACCAATATCTTCATAAGCCGCTTCGCAAAATTGACGTTTTGACCAACCCATACACACTCCAAAAAAGAATGGGCGGGGTTTCCCCCGCCGCAAACTTAGGTCTGATCGAACAACAAAATGCCAGACTGTTCAGGCGCAGCATTCACAACACCGAACAATGTATCCACGCGGAAGCGCGTTTTCATTGTCGCAATGTCATACTGCTTCTGCAACACAACTTCAATGCCCGAATCGGTTTTACCGCGCAGGATAGAAGCGCCTGTGTTGTTATCCACCGCATAGCTGCCAGGCAACAACTTGATCGCGCCTTTGTGCCAAAACGGGTTCATTGCACAAGCAACTGTGTTCAGCCATGTGATCGCAGCGGTTGCGAGACCAGTGCCAGCCACTTTCGCGTTCTGATACTGCTTCTCTGCATCGCTCGCGCCCTGCGCTGAAATCAGCGGCGGCGTGATAACCAAGTGAGTGCCGTCAGTAACAGAAACCACGCGGAAGGTTTTAGGCTGAGCTGTGTCCTCTTTGCTGATCAAGTGGCATTGTGTTACGCCGTTGATGGTGAACGAGTCCCCAGCTGCAACGCCAGCAGTTGCGCTAACAGTGATGGTCTGGAAGCGGTTGTCGACATTGCTAACTTCACCCGTCACAGCGGTGCTAGTTGCGCGAGGCGTGTAGAAGTTGTTAGCAGCCACGCGAGTGTCGATAGTAATAGAGCCACCACCACCAGCCGCTTGCAACCGCTTAGGATAATCCAGCTTGAACGACTCAAACCCAGACACCATGCCGATGCGAGCGTAGTCATACGCTGTCTCGGTGCGGTTTTCCAGATTTTGACGGCCAGCCAAATTGCCAGCAATGCGGTTGTAGTCGCGGCTAGACAATGCGAGTTTACGGTCGAACTGCTCTACACCCACTTCGTTCATCAGCGCATCACAAGTTGCGATGTCATCAAAGCCAGTCGGTGTGCCTTTTTTGACAACCAAACCGCCGTAAGTGGCAGCAGCAGCCAAAACAGCGACATTGATATCAGAAGCCAGCTTTTGACGCGCAGAATCGCCAAGACGCTGTTCCTGCAGCGCATCGCGCAGCTCTTTCGCGTCCATTGTCCACGGAACGGACTTGCTGTAGCCCAAGGTTGCAGGCACAGAAAGCTGCGTCACATCCTTGAAGTTTGATGTCTGATCCATGCCGGAAAACGACTGCATGATATATGGCTGAGGAAGCCACATGGTGTCGTTTGCTCTCGCCATCGTCATACCGTCAGTGGCGTATTTATCAACATTGCGGCTCATTACTTCCGCATCATTGAAGCCTTCTAACAGGGTTTCAAACGCTACGCGTTCTTCTTTTGAAAATGCGTTACTCATGGTATTTCTCCTAAATTATTTTTTAGCCTTGAGCTGTTTTTTATACTGCATAACCTTTGAATAATCTCCGGTCTTTTCAGCCTCAGCGCGAAGGCGGTCGAGGTTTTTGTCAGCAGAAGCAACAGATTTACCACCAAACGATGGCGGCATTTTTTCCACTTCTGCGGCTGCTGTTTTTTTGGTGACTTTCATTGTGTTCTCCAATTTTGAGACTGCATAAGCAAACTGTACAGGATTTTTAATCGCCGCCAACTCTTTGAGTTTACCTTGATTACGACCGAGAGCATACACCAACAAAGCCGGATTTTCGCAAGCGTCAATGATAATGCCCTGCTGGGTTCTATCAAGCGCATTGATTAGATTACCCTCAGCATCCTCGAAGTCCGGAACCCTGATTTTCTCACGCGCTTGATTGTACGATTCCAGCTTGGCATTAAAGCTTTTTTGCTTCTCTGCTTCCGCTTCCTCGTTCTCGCGCTGCTTGTCATCAAAGTCTTTCTTTTTGGCATACCAAGCATCTAATTCCGCTTCGTACTTGTCTTGATCATAATCAATGCCATCATCATCAAGCCGTGGTTTCTTTGGCAATATAGCAGGAGCATTCTCCATGCCATTCGCCGCCGACACCTTGGCTTTCAGATCACGGTTTTCTCGCTCAAGCTCACGGTGTTTCTTCCGCAGATCCTTCACCCATTCAGGCGCAGGTTCCGCTTCTTCTTGCTCGCTTGCTTCTTCGCCGTCAATGCTAACAACAATCTCGCCATCATCTTCAGTCTCTTCTGTTTCCAGTTCGACTTCTGGTTCATGCTCGACTTCATCATCTAACAACGCTTCTTCGTCTCTCATTGGATAACCCCTAACTCACCCAAACTTTCCGGCTGGGCGGATGCCGGTTTTTGCTCGCTGATTTGTGGCTCAGCGGTCACCAATAAATCATTACCATTTTCTTTTAATCGGTCTAGCGTTTCTGCGTAGTCTTTTTTAATGTTAGATCGTGTTTCTTGTTTTGTTTTCTCGACATCCGCCATCGTAGAGACAGTATCGGCTCTAGTCTGATCCACTCTTGCCATAGTAAGCACTGTCTCAGCTCTCGCTTTCGCTGCATTAGCCTGCGCCTTTTCTGCTTCAGCCAAAAAGAACGCTGCTTGTACATCAGGCTGCGCGCTTTGTGCTTGCTGCGCTGCCGCTAATTGCGCCGCTTCTTCTTTCGTTGGCTCGACCGCGCCAATCTGTAGCAGTTTATTCCTGAAATACTTGCGAATATCGGAAACGCCCTCTGCATCCATGTTCATCATGGCAGTAGCAGACAACACCTGCTGCGTTTCTGGGTCTTGTGTCATTCCAATCATTTGTGTAAGTGCGCGAACAGTTGCTGCGCGGCGAGAAACACTTGAAGGCACAACATCGACAACCACATCGAATGACTGAGAACTTAAATCATTGCTGTATTCTACCGCCCCTGTTTCTGTACTAAGCATCGGCGAGTTGATGGCAACAGAACCAAGCTCACCAGCATCGTTTACCGTTCGGAGTTTCCTACTCTCTTCGACATACACTTCTTTTGCCATACCTAACCAAATTTCTGCGCAGCGTTTTTCTGCCTTTGCAAAGTTTGATAGGTAGATAAAGGTCTGCATATCTACTTTGGATTGCGCCAACTCGATCGCAACACCTGAAGCGTTGGGCGACACAATCTCAGCGCGCTCAGGATTGCCAAGAATGTCACGGATATCCTGCTCTGTTGTTTGCAGTAGCGCGGCAAGCGCAGGCGGCACAGCAGGCGGTCTTGTGTATCCAGTTGGAGGAACTGCTGTAGCATTGCCGTTTGAGTCTGTGATCGGATTTATCAGCAAATAAGGGTACTGTCTAACATTATCCTCTGCCCACATCACCTCATGGCCACTCACCTGCTCTGGCGTTAAGATTGGCTTTTCAACGCTCGAAAGCGCAGAAATCTCACCAAGTTTTGATAGTTGTAGATTTTTCAGTCTTTGCGCGTCCTTCGCCAGTCGCACATGACCCATGCAACGCTCTACGCCGTCAACCATCCAGCGCTTGCCGTACACAGGAATGATAGGAATATCCTTGCCAGCAATGTAACCGCAATCATCAATAACCCCGCCACCAGACAACAGGTATTTGTGTACGCGGCATTTTTTTATTTTTCGCTGCCGAACCTCGCGGAAACCAGTAACTTCTAGAATCTCGTCTAGTTCGTCATCAAGCTCTTCATCGCTATAGGTCTGTTCTGTGCCATCCACACCACGAAAAACGCGTAAAGTCTCTTTTGTAAATTCTTTTTCGTAATACTCTGCGATGTAGACTGTGTCCCTACCGATCAGCCAGTCAAACTCCTGCATATTAACATCTTTAGGCCATGATGCAGGGTTGTCATCGTATTCACTAATATATTCATCATACGGAACGCCGCGAAGCACATACGCATGATTTGCGTCAGACTTGTCTTGTCGTTTTGCAGACAGGTCAAAGAACACGCAACTATCCGCGTCATAGATCGGCTCTGCAATTATTTTTTGTTTTTCGTTTGCGCTGTCGTACTCATCTTCTTCAACATTCCGCAATCTGTACGCACCGAATCCACCACCTAAAGCCTCCTCGAAAGCGTTATCCTTCGCTTCCTCACCGCATGACATATTCATATCAGCGCGATAAATGCCGGTAATGTCATCGTTCCTTTTTTCTTGCTCGCCGTCCTTCGGAACAAAAACAACGCTCATCCTGTTGTTTCTGTACTCATTGATTATTCGAATTACAGCCAAATGGATTTTGTTAAACTCAAATTGCGGGCGGTTCTCGAATTGCTCAGAAAGCGCACCTTCCCATTGCGCGCCTGCAATCGAGTAAAAGCGACGATCAGATAGGCACAACTCACGCTCTGCGCGCTGAGCGCCCATGATTGCACTGAACTGCTTGCGAGCGCGCTCGAAAACTTCACTGTGCAATACTTCTTTTGTCTTTCTCGCCATCGCCTTCCCTCAAGTATTCCGCCTTATACCACTATCGCCATCTTGATACAACCGGAACTATTGCCGCTGTTTTTGGCGCGGTTGCTTGTTGTTTCCTTTGTATTCTGTTCCCGACCGCATACCTTAGCGCATCTATACCGTGGTTGTGCGCGTCGATAATCTGATCAGTCGGCAATTCTGTATGCCGGTCTATCTTATAACTGTATTGCCCGAACTCTGCAATAAGATTACTGCAGCGTGGGTGAATAATAATCTTGTCGTAAGCGCCGCGCAAATGCGTGATTCCGTCTTTAACCGATCCGCTCCATTTGTCTGCAGCGACAATGTCAAAGCCAGCCCCGCGCATATAACTAATGGTCTCAGGTCTTGCACTGTCTGAATAAATTCTATGCTTACGAATATCTGGGATCCCGTCGAACATTGCTGGCAAATCTAATAGCTCAACGCCGCGCCCAAAAGCCTCGTGTGACACCCATAGGGATTGGTTGTGTACAAATGCACGCACTACCGCAGTAGGATCGACAGAAAAACCCCAGTCAGCACCGAACATCGGCGTTCCCATGCCGCTATCGTCAAATTCTTTGACCTCCCACCGCCCAGCCATTACTTGAGCGTCCGATCTGGTAATGCACTGACCTTCCCACACATGCAAATAAGCGTCATTGTCTCTGCTCTGTAATTCAACCCGTTCCTTTTCCAGAACATCGGGGAACCAAGGATTGTCACGCCAGTTGATCTCTGCTATTGCAATCGACTCAGGGGGCGAAACAATAAACCGTTTTCTCGTGGCTGAATCCAGCCGCTCAGGATTCCAGCTTGCCCATATTTCAGAATTTCTTGCGCGAATAGAGGGAACGAGTTTTAGCCAGCTTTGCTCGCTTGCATTTTCAGCCTCATCAACCCAACAAATATCTATCTGCCCCAACCCCTTAACGCTGTCAACATTGCGATACAGCCCTGTATAGAATATCTCGCTGCCGCTTGTCATGCAGTTGATATAAGTTTTTCCGCAATCAAAGTAACCGGACAAGCCCAACATCTCGACAGCGTGGCACAACTCAGCGTGTACCGACTCCTTGATGCTGTTCATGATCTCGCGGGCGCATAGAA